TAGTCCTGCGTTTCTTCTAAGAACTGCCAGTTCTGCATCTTCACTATCGTCTAGTTTGTGTGCAGTATCTTTTTTCATTGTAGTTTTGTGTGTTTTACCACCAAATTCAAACTCTGACTTATTAGCTCTTGCCGCCGCAGCTGCTGCTTGATTAAATGCATTTTCTTCAACATCTGCTTCATACATTGAAAAATCAATAACACTCATATCTCTCTGTGCATCACGTAGTTGCTCTTCGATATCTGCATCGTCATAATATAAATCGTCTTCTGGACCAGGCATGTTACCAGTGATAGATAGTTTGCCGTCTTTAAGTGTAACTTCAACCTCATGGCTAACTTCGCCGCCATCACGGTCTGTAAAAAACATTTCCATGTATCCTACTTTTCCAGCATCTTCAGTTACTGATTCACCTGCTAATTTTCTAGCCATTCTGATAATAGCATCATCATATGATGGTTTTTGTACTCTTGGTTTTTTAGCTGGTGCTGGTGCTGGTGTTGGTGGTGATGGTCTATCTGGTAGTGATGGTGGTGATGGTCTATCTGGTGGTGATGGTGGTGATGGAACTGGTTCAGGATCTACCATTGGGGCAGGGCCAGGCGCATGATCATGTCCGTGAGCTATATGCCCAATACCTGGTAATTTAGATAACGCACCTCTGATACCTGTTGCTCGATCTTCGTTTGCATCTTCTTTATCGTCATCTTTTTCCCATGGTGCTTTTTTAAGAGAAACTTTCTTCTTCTTCTCACCACGTGGTGTTTCATCTGCATCATAACGTGCACGATCTTCTGCACTTTCTGTTTTAAACGTAGCATATGCTTCGCTTACACTTTCTACAGTATGATCCGGATATACTTCTTCGTCTATCGTTGCGTGATCGCCCTTTGCTTTTAAATAGCGGCGTAAACTTGTGTCTACATCACTACCCATTGCTTGTAGTGGGTCATCCATTATTTCTTCTTCTGGAGCAGTTGTCGCTTGTTCAAAGCCTGCGCCATCAGCTTCTTCTACTTCTGCTGTTGCATCGATCCTGTTAAGAACTTCTGGGTTTACGATGCCTGCTAGTTTTACTAAGTCTCTTAAATCCATTTTTTTATACCTTATATTCTTTATGTAATTCTGATTTAGGTAAGTTCTTAACAAAATTAGCAACAAACTCATTACCAAAATTGTCTTTATGTTCCACTTTATCTGCATCACTGTAATCAGCATCTGCTAATACACTTTTGCTTTCCTCATCAGTAGTCTCTTCTTCAATAATCTCTTCTTCTTCAACAAACTCACCTTCATTATATACTCTAATAGCACCAAGGTGTATGCCTGTTGCGGCTGCAACTTCTTCTTGCATTACGTTTGGTGTGCATGGTAAGTGTGTTACAATTTCCATAGTAGATACTGCACTAGGTCCTATGTCGCCAAATCCTGCAGGGCTTCGTTGAATAATGCTAGTCTTGGGTGTACTAACACTCTCTACATTATAACGAGCTAAGTGTATTTCTAATTTTTCCAGTTGTTCCTCTGATAACGACGATACGGTTCTTAACCGAAAGTTATATGTTTTTTCAGATTCTGTTAAATATTGCTGTAAACTTTTCATTCTACTATTCCTATCTTATATTTATTTATCACTATTGTTATTTTTCATGCTTGTCATGATATCATTAATTAATGCTGATCGATCAAACTCTTCTGCAGCGCCCTCAATAGGACTACCATCAACTGGAGTATCGTTCATCTTTGCAATTTGCATTTCAACCTTCTTTTCTTCTAAATCAAGTTTACGTTTACGCATTTGCATTTCAATCATCTTTAATTTTTTATCCATCTTTGCTGTTTTAGCTGTAATAGCATTTGTCATCATTTTACTTGCACTGTCAAACACTGGAGCGGCATGTCTATCTTCTACGTTTTGTCCAAGATCCATAAGGTCTTTAAACGCATCCATTGCTTGTACAGCATATTCATCCATGTCTTTATCAAGTGACTCTAAATCACGCACTGCTGGCAATGCTTGATCGATTTTATCTGCGGTTGCTAATACTTCTTGCATTTGTTCTAAGTTAAATCCGGTTTCATCTTCAGTTGTTTGTGGTGGTGGATTTAGCGCATCATTGCCCATGTTAAACACTTCTTCTATTTTTCTACTCATCGCTTTTTCCTTTTTGGTCTTGACTTTTTGGGATTGTTAAACAATTCATTTTCTGTTAGTACTCTAAATCCTACACCTTGTTTACTACAAAATGCTTTGGCGGCTTGCCACTTTGCTTCATTAACAACTGCTTGTGCTTTTTGTGCTGTACTTTTAGCATTGCCAAGTATTTGTCCAGCGGGTTTAATTTCTATAAACTCTGCATGTCGTTTTTTGTTTACATCCTCATATACTATAAAGAAGTCTGGAACATACATTGTTTGCTTATTTTTTATAGGGTTAAAGTAAGGTATACGGTGTGACTCACTGGCCCATGCAACCACATTTGGATGAGTATCGCAAAACCGCATAAATTTTAACTCCCATCCACTACGATATCGTGGTAGATGTTTTCCAATATACCTAGATTGATTCCTAGGTTCAAATATACCCTGTTGAAATTTAGATGCCATTATATACGTATTTATAACTGATTAAACAGATGTACTGCCAATTGTGCCAAACTCAACGTGCTCTGGTTGAAATTGTACTGTCCAGGTCATTGCGCCACTGTCACTGTAATCAAGTCTATCATGTGACACACTAGTTATCATACAATTAATCATGTCAACTGTTCTTCCAGATTCTGAACCATTACTTCTGGTGTCAATTGTACCTATACTAATTCGATTAAAAAAGAATCTACCGCTTGCCGCTGTTGCAGTAAGACCACTTGGGGTCGTTACACTGTCAGCATTGGCATTTGATGAAAATGGCATATCAAGTTCAGTTAATCCTTGTGAATAATAATATCCAGCGTAATCAGTTAGTAGTGACTGAAACTGATTATCCATAGTATCATAAAAATTGATAGTTGCTGGACTTATTTCCTGTCTTGTTGTTACAAAACGTTGATGGTTATATTGATTTAACCTTGTAACATTATATTGATAGTTAGGCATATCAACGCCCAACACTCTATCAAATACAAATGATTTACCATAACTAGCATCCGATAATGTCACAGCATCATCAAGTTGCATAAAGACAGAAAAGTTAAATTTCTGTCTAGGCCTCTTGAACATTACTTCGTCGTCGACTCCGTAAATTGATGCTGCGGCATTAAAAGCGCCAGTATTAGAAGTTAATCCCATTTAGATTAACCTGTTGCATTAACTAATGAGTTGTCTACTGTTGCACCGGTTAGCGTTGCATTACCAGCTGCATCATAAATTTCTGCATTGTCATACTGTAACTGTACAGTAACTTGCACTTGCTCACTTGATGAGTATGCCATATCACCATACTGAATGTTTGTGATATAACAACCACTTAGCTCAAATGTGTCTAGTACACCTGGTGTTGGATTTTGTCCATCTAGAGATTCTACTCTACATGTAAACTTGTATCCTGCACCTGCACGTACACTGCTTTGGTTTGCATGATCAACTTGTCTGTTAAGTTGTTGATTTAGCTCTCGTAATGTGACACCATCAATGTCGTCACGTAGTACGATGCTTACAGGCTCCCATGTGTGTTTGCCTGCTAAATAAATTCTACTATTGTATGCATCAACCTGAACTGGTTCGTGTGTTAGTCCTGGTCTACTTGTGCTAATAACGTTTCTAGTTGGTGTTGAACTAAAGCCTTCGCCTTCGAACGTCACCCTAAAACGGTACTGCAACTTTGGCATAATAGTTGTGGTGTTCCCTGTGTTATCTGGAACTCCTAATGTTGTTAGAACTGCCATATTAGTCTCCTCTATACTAGCTAATACTATTTATAAGAAATCAGTGAAAAAAAATGGACGCACTAGGCGCCCATTAAGTTTGTAGTTATTTTTTATTATTAAACGTTGCTTAGTGTGCCACTATTAACAATACGAATTGGAATGTAAATAAATTCTACTGATTTAGTTGGCTCAATTGCCACATCAATGTAAAGTTCATTACGATCAATACGTGCTGGTGTATTATTTGTTCCATCACAAACAACTGCAAAGTCTGTTACACCTCTGCGGCTTAAGATGTCTGCTAGGAAACGTTCAAATACTTGCTTTGCTCTAGCACGAGTTTGTGCATCATTTTGTTCAAACAAGAATGGTCTTGCAATCTCATCAAAACGTTCACGCAAGTAAGCAACTAAACGTGCAACATTAACACGGTCAAGTGCAGTTGTTGCGCTTGCTAGTGTTTTCTGTCCAAATATAACTGTACCTTGTCCAACAAAACTTGTGATTGGATTTAGTTTAACTGTGTACATTGCATCACGTTGACCTTGTGTAAGACTAACTGCTTTAAACTCACCTTCAGCAGTAATGTGTCCAACTGCACTTGCATTTTGTACAACACCTCTTGTTAGGCCTGCAGGAGCAAACCATGGGAAGCTAATGTTGTCATTATAAGCAAATGTGTAAAGTGCCATATGACTTGGTGGAACAACAACTGTTTTACCATTTACTGGCTCAGTTGATTGACCTGCTGGATAGTAAGCTGCACTGTATGTATTGTTTGTTACTAGACCATCTTCACCATTCTCAGATGCAACATTTGAGTTTTGAACCCAACTAATTGCATCTGTTGCATTTTTACGCATTGGTGTATCAACAATGATAAATCCTGTTTCGCCTCTGTCACTGTTTAGTGTAACTAGTTCGTCTGTTAGTTCAGGATAGTTAGGTGCCGCTAACAAGCTGTATGTGTACTGCTCTTCACGTAAATCTGCACCAGATGTAACTGCTGCCATTCCTGCTGAAATATATGCACGTTGTGCATAACGTCCAAAACGTCCACTACCATCTGAATGATTAGTTACAGCATTTCTCCATGCTGAACCATTCCACTCACGTACTGTGTTTTTACTTTGTGCCATGTTAACTGCAACTAGTCCGTCTGGATAAATTACTGCCTGTGGTGCGCCTGTAATTGCTGAACCGCCACCTTTGGTGTCATCAATATCAGCAAACAATACACCTTTTTCACTTGTTTGGTCAGTGTTAGAATGTTTAACCCATGCTGAACCGTTGTGCTTGTAAATTTTTGGATAATCACGAGCATGATGGTTCATTGCATTTGTATCCACCCAAACATCACCGTCTGCTAGTGCGTTTCCATCTTTGTCAGTTGTTGGTGCTGTTGTGCCATATTGTACATCGGCTGCTGCTGTCCATGCAGATCCAGCACTAACATAAATGTCTAATGCGTCAACTGTATTATCAAACCAAGTTTGACCAACTTTTGCTGTTGCTGTTGGTGCTGCAATTTGTGCTAATATTGAAGTAGCTATTGTAATTGGTGCACCTACTCCGCTTACTAGTAAAATATCAAGTTGATCTGAACCTTCACCTAGTAGTACGCCGTTTACTGGTGCGCTTGCTGTTAGTGCTGTTACACTTGAAGCATCTTGTGGAACAAATGTAGTAATGTCTGCATTGTCTGTACCATCACTTACACCTACTACTGCTTGTGGAGTAAATGCATCTTCAATAAATTTACTAATAACAATACTTACACCATTTCCTGGACTAGTTGTTTTAACCCAAACATCGCCATTACTTGGTCCTGCTGGTACGCTATAGTGTGGTGCTAGTGTTGCGCCTGCTGTTACCCATGCCGCTCCAGTTTCTTTATAATATTCAATACTGTTACTTAATGTTGAAATTACAACATGATAACCGCCAGTTACAACTGCGGCTGCTGGTGCTGTACCTGCCGCTGTACCAATTACTTCTACTGTTGGTGTTTTATAGTCCCATACTTCAGTAGTTGAATTCCATACGTGGATACCATACTTACTAGCGTCTGTGTCTAGCCAGTATGTATTTGCTGTTGAATATGAACTTGTTGGTTGAATTGTAGTTGAATCTAATCCTGCTAAATCAACTCCTGCACGAACAATATATGCTCTTGAGCCTTGACCTAAATAACTATATGCAGCTAATAGACCGTATTCGCTTGTTTCGCTACCTTGTACGATAGCTGATCCACTTGTAGTAAATGTTGGGTTACCAAAATATTGTGTAAGCTCACGCTGTGATGTAACTTGTACTACTTCACCTACATGTGCGCTTTTTGTATATTTTGCAATACCGTCTGATTCGCTACCAGTTGGATCTGATTTATTTTCTCTTGTGGCTACAACAATTAATGGTACTGTTCCGTTTCCGGCTGCGCCATATGCGCTCTCGTCAGTTACACTAACCTGTACACCTGGTGATACTAAAGCCATTTGTTTCTCCTCTGGTTTATAACATGTATTTATTATGAAGGCTATATATCAGGGGGGAAACAGTGGTTAACTACGTACTTTACTGTGTAAATGGTTCATTAGCTTGTGTATATTAAACGATAGTTCGGATAAATCACCATTGTTGTCAATTGTAAAGTCTGACATCCATTGTTCTAAACTCATTGACTTGTGACTTTCTAAAGGCAAACGATCTGATCTATCAACCCAAATACAATAGTCAAATACACCAGTATTTTGCATTGCGAAGAATTCACGCTTGTTACGTAGCCCACAATAGATGTCATAGGTTTCAAACATTTCTCTACCTAGAGTTGCTGCATCAGGAACATTATAATCACAAATAGCATTATACCACTCAGCTCTATGATTATGCCTGTCAGCATAACATTCTTCTTCACTAGAATAGTTGTATTTGGTTTTTAGTTTATCATAGATAAAAAGTTTAGAGCAAAATTGACTGCTACTCTCAAATGTATATCCATATTCGTCACGAAGTATTTCGCAGACAGTATCTTTGCCATGACGACCATGGCCTATTACGAGTAATTTATATTTCATGTTTATATTATAATTGTATTTGTGCGGTTTGTCAACCGATAATTATACCAAGACCTGCTTGGCCATCTGAATACAGTTTAAGTTCGTCATCAAGTTTATCAATTGCAGCTTGTGCATCCATACGTAATGCATCAGCATTAAGACTTGTGCCGCCTTGCGGTCCAGCGATAGTATTAAACTTACCACGGGCTTCAGCTAACATTAGTTTACTGTATGCCAATGATAGTTCTTTAACCCAAGGCATTGCGTATGTGTCACTTAATAATTCTTCATCACTACGTGTTGAGTAGGTATGAAGATATACTGTATCCTGTGCTTTTGTTCTGCGATGAATTGTTAGCTTCTTGGTAACAGTATTCCAAGTAAACAATAGCTCTTTACCAAAAATACGTCCAAGTGTTTCACGGTGTTGTGATAGTGCATCAAATGTGGCCAAGCCACCAGCTCTACCACCATGTAGCAAATAGTTATTTAGATATGCCGCCTCAAACGGTTCCATATCTGCACCACCACTGCCATTAAGTGTGCCGCTTGCTCTACGATAGACATTGGTAACTTCTACTACGTTATCAGGTAGAGTGTAATCTGCTACATCAACCATTAACTCCAGTGTGATGAAATTTTCTTCAGTACTGTTTTCACTACGCTGTCTATATTTCTCAAACGCTTTGCGAATGGCAAGATCGTAGTGCTCTGGATCGAGCTCTACGTCTACCATTTGTCCGCCTAAGCGTAACTCTATTTCTTTAATTAACTCATCACGTTTTGTCATATAACTATTTATGACTTGAACGCTTTCAGTATCACAGTATCTTCATTGATTCTACCGTTCAGTTTGATGTCTGTAGTTTTCAGATATCCGAACTGTGCACTTAGTTTATGCTGTGTTACTTTTTTCCAACGTGGTAAGACTTCTGCAGGCTTACGTACTGTTTTTTGTCTTGAGCCATTCTCATTGAAGTATTGTATTGTAGTACCTTTAACACTCAGTGTTGAATGATCTTCTGCATAGTAGATACCAAGTTTACGTGTTTTACAATTAAATACAACCAATGCAGTTGCACCAATAATATCCTGTGGAGGTATACTACTAATACCAAAGTCTGCATCACTTGACTTAAACTTTAGTTTTTTAACTAAATCAACTGCACTCTTTTGTTTAGGTCTACGTACTGCACGAGTTTGTTTCTTCTCAGCTCGAATAATATCAAGAGCTTGCATAATACGTTGATAAAAACTATGTAGCTCTTTAATTTCCTTCTTGCTGTAATTACTGTATCCTTCTGCAAGTTGCTGTTGCATATCATCTTGCTTTTTAGGAGATGGCAAATTAATTAATTCTTCAAGCTCGTTAAATGTACCTTCGTAAAACCGCTGTACAAAACGTGCATGTCCTAGATTAATTTGCTGAGCCTTGAACAAATTTAGTGGCTGTTTATCTTTAAGAGGGTTCTTTTTAGGATCAC